GTACCCTCTGCACGGCGTTGCCGGCTGTGGGCTGGAGCTGGTTCAGGGAGCCCTCTGCAGACGGGTCGAGCCGTCCGAAGTTGATCGGCGCGGTGGTGGGGAGCGGCGATACCCGCGTCAGGCTGGGCTGGGTGGGCAGAGCCGGCAGAGGGATGTTCGGGAACGGGACGACGTTGCCTCCGCCGGAACCTGGCTGCTGTGGCAGCGCGCTGTTCGGTGGCAGCGCGCTGTTCGGAGGAGGCTGAGTGGCTGCGGGCGGTGCAGTAGTGGACGGCAGCGTGCTCCCAGGGCTGGTCAGGTTCCTGATCGGCTGCGCGCCTCCGGCTCCAGGGATCGACGACCCCACAACCTGACCTGTGTTGGGGTCCGTCACGACGAACGAGTCAGTGCCGTCCGCGATGACCCTGTCCCCGCCCAGGATCGCCCGCACCCGGTTCAGGATCTCGGTGTCCGTCAGCGGCCGCCCGTCCTTTCGTAGGTTCGGGTTGCGGGCCTTGAACTCCTGGATCAAGAAGGCGGCCACCTGCGGGTTCGCTGCCAGATCAACGCTCGCGAACCGCTCGATCAGCGCCGGGTCGAAGAAGGTCTCACCTGTTCCTGCGGGCGCATTCGTGGGAGGCGATCCCGTACCCTGTTGACCCGTGACCGTCGGCGGCGTGCCCTGGGTGACGTTGGCGGCGGCCTTGGGAAGACTTATGGTTCCTTTGCCGAGCTGAGCGCCAGGACCCTGCGGGTTCTGAATTCTCTGCTCTACCCGAGGAGCGGAACGGACCTCTGCCCTTTGCTCGGCGCGGTTCTGGACTCGCGCGAGCTGGTTGGCGTTCAGGTCCGGTCGCCGCTCCTGGACGTTGGCAACGATCCGATCCTGGATGCGCTGCTGGGTGCGGTCCTCGATCCTCTGCTCTCGCGGCGCGGCCGTTGGCGCGAGCGTAGTGGCCTGCACTGGCGCAGCGGGCTGCACCGGCGCGAGAGATCCGGCATTCCTCGTTGCCTGCCGTGCGGCCTGCCGTTCGGCCTGCCGTGCGGCCTGCCGTGCGGCCTGTGCCGGGTTACCCGCAGGTGAGGGCAGTGCGGGCACAGAAGGAGCCTGCGCTGGGGCTACCGGAAGCGCGGACCTTCTTTGGTTCAGAGGAAGCGCCAGCTTCCTCTGCCTTAGATCTTCCAGCAACGTGGACACGTTGTAGTCCTCTCGCAGCTGACGTCAGGCTGCAGTCAGGCGCCCGTCCCGGCGCAAGTTGCCCAGCAACGACATGATGCGGCGCTCCATGATCGTTCGGTTCTCAGGCGTGAGGTTCTTGATCGCTCCCTGTGCTCCCTGCTGGCCGCCCTGCCCTGAGATCGTGGAGAGGGCGTGCACGTTGCCGAAGCCGCCACTAGGATCTGAGCCCGTCTGCAGATCGACCAGCCTTGGGTCCGTGCCTCCGCCGTCGTTGTTCTCGCGTGGGTTCACGAAGCCGCCGGTTTCTCCCGGACCGCCCACGCCACCGGGGTTGTCCTTGAACCCGCCACCGGAAGGCTTGAAGTCCTCCGACGGACGCAGGAACCCCTTCGGCTGGTTGGCCTGGAGCTGGTCAAACGCGCCCCCGTCGATTCCGAGGTTCGTCTGTTCTCCAGAGCCGGGCAGCCGGAAGCTCGTCTGCGTCCCGAGGGCGTTTGGGATCTGCGGTAGCGCGACGGGCTGATCGCGGATGTTCTGGGCGCGCTCTAGCTCCTGCCGGGTCGTGACCTCGATCCCACGCGCGAGCCTCTGGTTGATGTCCTGCCCGAACCCCTGAACCTTCTGGTTTGGGTTGGCGGACAGAGCGCCGCCGATGGCAGAACCACCGATGCCGATAAGCCCTAGAGTCAGCGGATCAGACATACCTGTACTCCATCAGGGTCCCCGGGACCTTGATCTCCCGGAACCCGACCTTGCGCAACATGTTCTTGCTCTGGAGGTTGGTGCAGAACGCACGGAGCAACACGAACCTGCCGCCCTTGAGCACGTCCAGCAGCCAGGCCGTGACGGGTCGGCCGAGTCCCTTGCCCTGGTAGACCGGATCCGAGATCACCATGAGCGACGCGCTCCTTTCGATCGGGTTCTGCTCTAGGATTCCTATGATAGCAGCCGGAACCCCGTTCACTTCTACCCCGTACAGGTCGTTGGCCGGGCTGGTCGCGATGTTCACGGCGTGCCGTCGGACAGCCTCCATGTCGTTCGCGTCCGGGTACAGCTGAGCCAGCCATGGCACGGCACGATCGGCGAATCGCTGATCGAACGCCACTACCTTCACGTCTGCCTTGCTACTCTTGGTCATGCCCGGAACCTCTTGCGTTCATGGTCTCGATAGGCGATCCCGAACCCTAGAATCGTATCCTTGGGTCCGGTGCTGGACTGAGAGAACTGGTACGTTGCGCGGGGATCGACCAAGAACTCCCCGGAGGAGCTCTCTATCTGGATCACCGGCTCCACGTGCGTGTGCCCGGCCTTCACGGTCGTGAACGAGGTCTCCATCAGCGGGACCTCTGTGTCCGGGTCCATGTAGCCAGGCCAGATCTTGACCGTGACGTTACCGCCGGTACCTGTCGCGGCGAAGGGCTGGATCGCCTCATGCGTCTTGGTCAGTCTGTCCTCTCCTAGCAGCGGCCTGGAGCGCCAGACCCATTCGATGGGGTCACCGTCGAAGGAGTCCCCGAAGAAGTTGCGTGCCACGCGGTAGATGCCGGGAGCGCTTACGGCCACCGCCTCGCCCACGTAGTACAGCTCGTTGTCGTTCGCGTCGAAGTGCAGCGCTCCGGCGGCGAAGGAAGGCCAATCCGGGATCGGTATCCAGATGCCTTTCTCTAGGTCCAGGGCCAGGGCAAAGTTTGGCACGGTGGACCCGTCGATGGGGAACTGCCAGACGGCAAGCTGCAACCCTGGGAACTTCTGTCCCCACGAGAGCGTAGCGGCGCTCAGGTTCATGCGCCGCAAGTACCCGCGCACTGGCTCGCTTATGTCCTCCGCGTTGCGCCCGTCGTAGGCCCTGATCGTCCTGTCCGGGGCGAGGAACACGACCCTGTCGTCGCTCCCGATCCGTAGCTCAAGCACCGTCTCGGAGGCGACCGTTCCCACGTTGGAAGTTGAACGCTCCACAATGAACGGAGCCTGCGCGCCGGCCTTTGCGGGCTCCAGGCCCCAGACGTTCCAGATGCCCCACTCCTTGAACACGATCGCCGTCATGGGTTGGAGATCGCCCTTCTCTGCCGCCGTGATGCCCTCCGACATGTGCCGGATCTTGTCGCCGTCCTGCGGGTTGATATCCACCACCCTTGTCGCGGCATACGAGTCCGACTTCCTGATGTCGGATAAGAAGATCCTAGAACCCTGTCCTTCGATGCCGGCCAGCAGCAGCATGTTCTGCGACCACAGAGCTACCGTGGGGCCAAGTGGAGGCGGGTCCCCGTGATGCTGTAGCGGCTCCCCGAGGACGATGTTGTCGTCGCTCATGTTGAGGGTGAAGGTGGTGCCCGCAGAGGTGCCGACCTTGTAGCTGAAATCCGGGTTGTCGCCCCTGGTGGAGTAGATTTCCCAGGTATTGCCTGCGCCCGGAGCTGCCAGGGTGACGTCGATCAGTTGCTTGGTCACCGAGATCGCGTCCGACTTGGGCGAGGCTGGGCCTCGGGCGCCCGCAGAGTCCACTAGGATCGCGCGGAAAAAGTAGGTGCCATCCGGAAGCCCGGTGGCGCCAGCGGCCGCTGTGGGCTGAGGGGGCTGCGTCTCCGCAACGTTGCCGTAGGTGGTCCCGTCCCACTTCTTGACCTGGGCGGTGCCTCCTGAGGCGATGTACAGCGTATCGTTTGCGGTGGCGAACCCCACAGGACCGGAGGCTCCTAGGCCGCCGCCCACTAGGGTCTTGGCGCCCGTATCGGTGTCGATCTCGTACAGCTCATCCCCCACTACCGCGACGAGCTTTCGCACGGCAGCGCCCGCAACCTCGTAGCGGAAGGACGTGAGCGCACGAATGGGCAAGGTCCACGTCGCCGAGAGTGGCGTGTACCCAGGAATTCCTGTTACCTCGTCTTCGTTTGGATGATAGAAGTTCTTCGAGCCTTCCACGGCAAACGAGTCCGCCATGGACAGGACGTTGCCGCGGTTGCGCACACCGAGGAACCTCCCGAAGAACCTCTCCTTGAGCGGGCGAGCCACTACCGGCTCCTGCCGAACCGGTGCCGGCGAGAGGCGATCAGCGAGCGCCTGCCCGTGGTCGTCACCCTGGCCTGGGTCTGGTCCCGACGCTGGAACCCCTTCTTGAACTCCGGCACCAGGTCCGTGTAGTAGTGGCGCTCAAGCTCTGCGCGCGCATCTTCGTACCGGATGCCGGAGCGCCTGGCGGCGCCTACGGCCAGGATCTCAGCGAACTGGACCCAATGCAGCGGTACGGAAGATGTAGAGTCCCAGGCCGCCTTCGACCGGTAGTAGTCGATTCGGATACCGTCCGCCTGGTTCGCGTCCGGGACTGGCCGGACAACCAGGTAGTTTCCACGGATCGCGTAGAAGAACCTGTCATCCGACAGCGTGACACCGGCCGACTCCCACTGCCGGAAATCGGAGCGATCCTTCTTGGTCGCTACCTTGTAGGTAACACCGTCGCTTGCAAGGCGCTGGATGCCGTCGGACTTGAGGCCCACGAAGTCCGCCGGCAACGGGACTAACTCCTCACCGCTGACCAAATCCAGCGTGCCGGCCTGTAGAGAGTGCTCCGCCTGCCCCCGAAGCCCGACGCTCGCCTCCAGAAGATTCCGCTCCTGGTTGATCCAACGAACGATACGGTCGTCCTGGGCGACGCCCAGCTCGCCGTTGTAGTCCTTCACCATCGTGATCAGGTCTGAGACGATCATCTAGGGATCTCACTCGATTTCGATGGTCAGGACTTCTCCGGTGGTGAGCGTAACCTGCTCTCCGGTAGTCAGCTCTAGGATTCCTGCCTCTGGCTCCCACGTCCGTGGAGCCGGGATGGTCTCCGACTCCACTGTCTGCGGTGACGGCGCTGTCTCACTGGTCCACGCCCTAGGCGATGGCGGCGACTCGCTCCCGGCCACTGGCTTCCTGCTCGATCTTGTGTGCCACCTTCTCCAACTCCATGAAGGTGTCGCCGGCGATCTGCTGTGCCTGCACGTCATACTGGCCGTGCATGTTGCTCACGTTGGACCGGTGCGCGCGGAGGCGTGCGATGATCTCGGCGTTGGAGGTCCGATACTCGCCACTGATGAACTGCACCCACGAGCCCGTCTCGGTGCCCATGTAGTCGCCGAACTCGTTACGGATGGTCCTGGGGCGGTTCAGCATGATCTTCAGGTTCGGTGCTACCGACCTGAACACCACGGTCTCCCGCATGGAGTCCCTGGCCTTCTGCATGGCCTCCTCTGTGGACCCGGACACATCGCCGTCCACGACGCCGCCACGTTCGGTAAGCGCGCGGCCCAGCATCTTCTGGAGCAATGCCCGCTGGCGCTTGCACGTGGCGGAACCGATGTGCCGGCCCTTGGCACGAGCAACGGCTTCCGCGGACATGTCCGCGTTGCCAATGTCCTCCCCGCACTCCGGGCACTCTTCCTGGTAGCCAAGCTTCGGGACCGGCACGTAGTCCGACTTCGCCATGAGATTCCCCCTTGTTGGTTGAGAGGCGTTGCAACTAGGTCAGGATGATCCCTGCGTCTCGAAGCGCCGCCAGGATGGCGTTGATCTTCGCGCCGATATCCGCGAAGTTGTTCTCGATCACGGGATGATCGTTGGAGTAGGTGACCCCGTCCGCGAGATTCGCCATCGTGTCGTCGGCGGTCCCTCCTGTGTTGTCCGTCAGGTTAGCGATCGCGGCTTGCGCGTTCAGGTCGTGCTGGTGGATGAGCTTTGCCATGATCAGGTCCTCGCGTTGTGGTATCAGGGTGGCCCCGCCGGCGAAGACTGGGCGGGGCCACCCTGTACCCGTGTCGAACTAGACGATGCTGACGACCTTGGAGTTCCAGAGCTCGTTGACGAACTCGAGCCCTGCCTCGGTCAGGTACTCGTCCTGCCAGCGATCCGGACCCGGCCCGCCGATGTCCTTGCGCAGCCTGGTGTCCCGACCCCGCATATGCCGGTAGGTCGGCGATCCCGGATCGACGATCAGCATCATGCCGCCCATGTAGTTGCTCGCCGTGGCGCCGCTGATCGGGTTGTTCTCCAGCAAGTTGTGCCGCATCAACAGCAGCTCGCGCCCGATCGCCTGATAGCTGGAGACGTTGATCCCGAACGTCTTGTCCTTGGGCCTCATCCGCAGCTTCTCGCGGGCGAAGCCCGTGATCTGCACCTCAGCGATGGAACCCACGAAGCACCACTTCGACGCACGGCCCTGGGAGCTGTGATACCGGAACGAGTCCGAGATCAGCTGATCCATGACCGGCTCCGTCAGCGCGGCGCCCAGGGTGGTCACGTTGGACGTGATGAAGTTGATGACGCCCCGGGTCGTGCTCACGGACTCCTGCGTGTCCGGGTCGGTCCACTGCGCCCGCTGCCCGGTGAGGAACGCCGACTCGATCTCGATCGCGTGATCGACACGCCGGTCCTTGCGCTGCGACGGGCGGTCCCGACCCCAGTACATCGCGGAGGCGGCCATGGTGTTGCTGCCACCCAGGCCGGTCTTGAAGATCTGGGTGTAGTTGAACACCTCCGTCTCCAGGACGGCCTTGGGACGGGACTCGTCGGAACCTTGAGCGAACGCCGTACCGATGATCCGGATGTCGTCGTTCAGAGCTATGTCGCCGTCCGGGGTGCCCGCCACCGGGCGCTCCCACGTCACGACGTCACCGGAGACTGACCGGACCCGGCACATGGTCCCGGACTTGGGCAGCCAGATCAGCGTGCCCTTCTGGAAGAACACACCGTGCCCGGTAGCCACCGTCACGGTCAGGACGCCCGAGAGCGAGGCAGCGCCAGCCTTCGTCCAGTAGGGGAAAACTTGCTTCTCGAACCAGGTAAACTTCTCCTGGTCCGTGACGCGCTTGTTGAGCTTTGTGATCAGACGCAGGAGGGGAACCGTGTTCTCCTCCAAATGCGCCGGATCGACACGGATGTCGGGCTTGCGGCCGGCCTGGAGCACGTCCAGCGTGCTACGAGACTCTGCGGCGATGCTGGGCGGCGTGTACGTGATGGCCATGGCTGACTCCTACTACCAAGACCCTCCCGCCATTGGATGCAGCGCCGTGCTCGTACCGTAGATCTGCGCCAGCTCGACTTGCTCGGCGGCGGGCTGTGCCTGCACAGTCCCTCCTCCGGCACCCGATGCCGAGGCAGCCCTACGCTTCTCGCGATCCACGATCTCGTTCGCTTGCTTCTTGAGGGAAGCTGCTTCCGAGGCGTGGTCCGGTTGCTGCGTCGCCTGGATTGAGGACTTGGCCTTGAGATAGAGGGCTTCGATCCCGGGCTTGCTGTTCAGGTACTCCGGGTTCGCCTGCATCAGCTCAGCGAACTCCTGAGACCTGGAAACGTCTTGCCAGTCCGGGCGGACCATGTTCCCGTCCGTGTCCACCTCGTCGCGCAGCTGCGCAGCCGCGGCCTCGGCCCGTTTGAACTGCTCCGCATTCTGGAACAGTGGCTCGTACTTCTGCTCGGCCGCCTGGACGCGGCGCGCTGCCACGCTGTCGGCCAACTCGAAGTCCTGCCGGGCCATCTCCATGGCCTCGTCGTGTTCCAGGCCGATCCGATCCTGGTAGGTCTTTGCGCGCTTGGACACGAAGTCCTCCTGCGCCTGATCCACCTTCGGCTCGGTCTTGCGGATCTGCTCGACGGCTTCGAGTCGGCCCGTCAGGCGAAGGATCTCGTCCCTTGCCTGGCGAAGCTCTGTGCCCTGCCGGCCGAGCACCTTCTGCAAGCTGACGTGCGCCGACTCCAGTTCATCGACGCTGTCGAACTTCCCGGCCAACTGCTTGGCATCTTGGGACTTCTGGGCTGCTGCCTGCGCCGTGTCCTCCGGCTTTACCTGCGCCGGTGGGGGCGGCGGGTTGTAGCCTTCCGTGTCGCCCGGGAATCGCGAGTCTCCTCGCTCCAGCTCGATGACCTGAGGCGGATCGTCGTCGCCTAGCTGCGGAAGGTTGAACGGGTCTTTGCCTGCTGCGATCGCTGCCGCTGATGCTGCGGTCGGGTCCTCCTGGCCGTGTCCTCCTGGATCGGAGGGGGCGTTCTGCTGAGTCGTTTGCTGCTCGTTCGCCATGGGTGTCCTCTCTCAGGGCCATGTCCCGCACTCGCGGGTCGCGTGAACTTGCGGGTAATTCTTACCGAACTAGGCTCGTAGCGCAAGGTCATAGGATTCTTAGGCTTCTTTGGCGGCTTCTTGTGCTCTACGATCTGCATCGAACCGGTCTTGTCGTTGGCGGACGAGCGGGTCGATCTTTGCCAGATCCTCGCGGGCCCTATCGCCCATCGTGGCAAGGTGGTGTAGCCCGTTCATGAGGTCATCTAGGACGTCGAGGTCCGCCTTGTAGCGCTCCGGGCTGCGCCTGCCGGCGCGGAACTCTACCTCGGCGTGAGCACGGTAGCCGTCTAGGAACGCTGTGACCGATGACCATCCTGGGCTACTGGTGAGCAGCCGTACCTCGTCGGACTGCGCGATGGTCTCGATAAGGTAGTCGCGACGCGCCCGCAGCCTGAGGAAGCTCCTGCCCCACCGGATGCCCCGCACCTAGCCTCCGGCCGCCGCGATGGCTTCCTGGGCGATCTGCGCTGGGTCGATCTGTGGCGGTGTCGCAGCTCCAGCACCATCCTGACCGCCCTGCGAGGGATCTTGCTGAATTGGCTTGATCCTTGAGGATGGATCTCGCCCGTAGGCGCGCACTAGTGCGTCTACGTAGGGCATCGGGTCCAGGAAAGTCCCGAACAGGGGGGAGATCCTGTCCCACAGCTCTGCCTCCTCCTGGCGGCGCTGGATGCGCGTGAGCGGGAGCTTCTGGTCAAGCTCTACCTTCACGTCCCACTGGCCGATGATGTCCTCCGGTAGGATGCGGGTCTCGACCGTGGCTCCGTCCGGACCTGCAACCCGCACAAGTTTCTCCTGCGTGAGGAACTGCTGCTCGAGTTGGAGCATCATCCTGCCGACCTCGCGCAGGCACCGGCGCAATCCCATGCGCTTGATCAGGGAGCGAGTGGAAGCCAGCTCGGCCATGAGCTGGTTTTCCGTGGCCGAGGATCGGTTGCCGCCAAGCTGCCGCCCACGCAACACGTCCAGGCTCCCGGAGGTCCTATCCATGTCGTCCTGTAGTAACTGCTCGTCGCGGTAGCTGGACTGCGGGATGTCCTGGTGGTCCAGCGGCCTGACGTCATCCATGGCCTCGACGTCGATGACGTTGCCCGGCGCACTCTGGAGCTGGTTTGGGTCCACCATGCTCCCGGCCTTCCGCAGCCACATCCGGTTTTGGATCATGTGCACGTTGTCGAGCCGGGAGTTGCGCAGGTCCGACTTCTCGTACTGGTAGCTCTCCAGGATGTGGGCCTGCCCGAGCCCGAAAATGTCGTGGATCTGCGGGATGTCCTGGAAGAAGCAGAACGGGATCTTGCCGTGGAAGAAGGGATGCGCCTCGTCCCGGATGATCACCTCGCGATTCGCCAGCCATACCAGGCCGCGCATGTCGTGCAGCCGGTCTCCCCACATGGCGATGATCTCCACGTGCTGAACCGTGTGGTCCTCCAGACCGATGTCGATCCCCATCAACTGGGCGCGCTCGAACTCCTCGTTGATCTCTGACGGCGAGATCGGCTCCCCCTTGCCTTGGAGGTCCTTGAGGACACCCGGCACCAGGACGCCCTGTTGCTCTAATTGGAGGAGGTAGGAGTACGGCACACGGAATCGGTGCAGCAGCCAGTTCATGCCCCTGCCGCCGGGCGCGTTGACGACCTTCTTGCCCGGCTCTGGGAAGGTATTCACCAGGTCCGTGGTCTCCACGAACGGCCCGTCGAAGGTCACGACACGGCGTTCGCCTGTGGTGGGGAGCATGGTGGCCGCTGGGGTCCCAGCGAAAACCTGCTCGAACTCACGGACCGCCAGCATCTCTTCTTGGAAGGAGTAGCCCACAAACATTGGGGAGGTTCCGTAGATGAGACCCTGCTTCGCGAACGGAACCATCTGCCACGCCAGGTCCGTCCGGTCGGTGTCGTAGGCAAGCAGCCGGTCGAACGCTTGGGTCTTGGCAGGGTCCGCCCCCGCGCCAGGCACAACCCGGAACTCGAAGTCCTCAGTGATGATGTGCGGCAGGTGGGTCTCGACTGCGTCGAACACTGCCGGCGCCACAAGGTTGCTTTCCCAGGGAGAGATCACGTCCTGGTTGATCCCCATATAGAGCTGCATGAAGCGGCCGAGGTCGTCCCTCAGGCCCCTCTGCGCGTTCAGGGCGTGGTCGTACCTGGACTGCACCACCTCCCGGAGCTTGTCCAGGCGGATGCGTGACCGGTCCGGAAGTGTCCCGAAGTGCCCTGACACGCTAGTTCTCCTCCGTCACGGGAACGTAGACCGTACGTCGAGCCCCCACGGGCCCGCTGCACTGGTAGAGCCGCATGTACTTCTGCTCTGCCGGCCTACGGGTCTTGGAGAGGCTGGTTACATGGATCGCATAGTACCGCGCCGAGTCAGCCCAGTGTTTCGTCCAGTCCTCCTTGACCGAGTCCGTGACGTATCGCTCCCCACTATTGTTGCGGACCACGTGCCGGTGGTTGATCATCGCCTCGGCCGCCCGAAGGCACCTCGTGGCAAGCACCAGACAGGGAGGTTTCTGCGAGATCCAGTCCTCGATAATCGTCACCCCGTCCTTGATCTTGCTGAACTTGGACTGGAGCCTGAACCCGTGCTGGAGATAGACCGCATGGGAGGAGGTCAGGCGCGTGTCGTCCGTCTTGCGGCTCTGTACAGCGATGTTCATGTCGGAGCCCCTGGGGTCCGCGTAGAAGCCCATGATCTGCCCAGGCTTGAGCTTCCCGATCTTCCACTCCTGTCCCCGCGCACCCTTTGGCGGCGGCTCGAACTCGAAGTTGTAGGGGTCACGGGAGAGGATGTCCTTGAGCCTGGCAATGTTCTCCCAGACCGTCATCTTGTGGCCGAACTCAGGAACCCCGCCCTGGTACTCCTCGATCATCCTGTGTTGCGTGTAGGGGATGCCATCCGGGTCTAGTAGCTGGGCCTGCTGCCAGAACTCCACCGTCTCCTCGTTCAAGCCGTGGTCGAAACTCAGGTACAGCGGCAACCTGGGGTCGTAGTTCAGATCCTGGACATGGACGTCACGATCCAGCCGCCCCCACACCCGCGCCTCGATCGCCCCTTCGTAGCTGATCTCAAGCTCCCTGGCAATGTCCTCCGGCGTCAGGGATGAGGTCACGGCATCCCACCACTCCGTACCCTGCCTGCGCTGAGGGCTCGGGTGCATGGAGTAGTGCAGCGTCAGCTTCTTGAACCCGCCATGCCCCTTCTGGTTGGCGAGTCTGCCGAAAGCGTTATGCTTACCCGTCCGCCCCGGCGTGCTCCCCAAGATCAGCCCCCTTGGGCACGTGTTGTTCAGGGCCGCAAGGTTCGCCTCCGACTGGTCGAAGTGGGCGAACTCGTCCGCCAGGGCCCGCCTGAACTTCCCGGCTCGCCCCGAGTGCTCCGTGGACTTGATCCCCGTGATGAAAGATCCGTTCTTCGTGTTCAGGATCTTCCCCTTGGAGAACCGTAACGGCGCTAGGGCCATCATCCACTCAGGCAACCGGTTGTACATGTGCCGGATGCGCCCAAACAGTGAGTTGATCGTGTTCTTCTCCCCACCATCATCCACGTACCGCTCCAAGTACGTCGTCATGAACATCGGCGCGCTCTCGAAGAACATCACGTCGTGTAGGAACAGCGCCGCCATGCCCCACGAGAACATCATGTCGCGCGACTTCTCAACCAGAACCTTCCGCGGCTTTACCACACCGCACGCCTCAAACAGCAGCCTTATGTGCGGGTAGTCCGGAAACGGATCCTCGCTCAGCCCCTCCGAGTCCGCGTCCTCCACGTGCAGGTTCGTCGTCGTCACGTAGTGCCTTAGCCACAGCCAGATGTCCTTGCGGCACTGGTCCCAGATCTTCCCCCGCTGACGATCTGCCTCCGCAACAAGTGCATGCTGCGCCTCGGGCGTCATCCGCCCCAGTACCGCAGCCATCCGATCCACACTCTGCGCTGCCCCAGCCCCCAACCCGCTCATGAGCAACTGTCCATCACGTACAACAGGAACAACAACAGCACCCCAAGCCACCGAAGAAACCTGCTCTCACCCCACATCCCATCGCCCGCGTACCGCATCTGCGCTCCTCCGAGTAGGACGGCCCCGCCTCTCACGGTATCCCAGAAGATTACACGAAGTCGGTCGAGAGCCAGGGACCATAAGGTGGTGTCGGAGGGACCCGCCGCCCAAGGGGGGGAGGGCCGTTCCTGTGTGAGCGTGGGTCGACGCCGGCCTGCCGCGGGCTCGCGGGCTGTTCCTAGAATCCCGCTAGGATCCTAGACGTCTAGCGCCGGTCCTAAGATCTCGTCGTCTAGGTCTGCCAGTGCCGCGGGCTGGCGTGCGGGTGCTGGCGGCTGGTTGTCTGGGTCGTGTCGCATCTCCCTTGCCAGCTCGCCGCAGGATGGGAGATCCGCCGAGAGCTCCGCGGGCGCTGGCTGCGCTGGCTGCGCTGGCTGCTCTGCGGTCTCTAGCTGAT